TGCTTTTTAATAAGCTTGGCTTGTTTGGCTTTATCTCCGTTGGTTCTTGTCCAAGCTTGTTCGAGCTTTTTAAATGGTACAACCTTTGCTTCATCGATAGCAGTTTCCTCAGTCGCCATGCGAGCATTAAGCTCTCGGTTAATAGCTCCTATTACAGGCTTTGCGGCACTTCGAGAAACATTTTTGAATATAGTTAGAAGATCTTTTAGCTCTGTTGTTGAGAGCTTACTATAGTCTTTAGATGATGCCTCGTTAAGATGCTGTTCGATTATTTCTTGTTCTTTTATATTCATTTAATGATCCCATTGTAATTGTCGTAGTTAGTATTTATATTAAACACAACTTCGATTATTGTTTTTATTTGCCAAATTCATGTCCAGCTACACGTTGCATTTGTTTACTATACTCTTTAAAATCTGGTTTTTCTTTATAAAGCTTGATTGAAATTTCAGGCCGTTCTTTACCCTTTATACGCCATTTATAACCCTTTTCGAGGTGATCTGGGTCAGAGGTCTTAACAACTCTGCGCTTGTAACCTTGCTCCCATGTTTCTCCTTTATACTTGCCTTCGCCTTCTTCTATGCTTTGGCCAGGAGTATCTTTCTTATAAGCATTTGTTCCCTTAGTAGTACCGTACTCTAAAGCTTCTTTCTTCTTACCTTTGTGTTGAGCCCAAAGATCTTTATCAGCAGTGGTCCGAGTTTTTCCTCCTGTTGCAAAGGAGTTAATACGTGCAAATCCCCATTGGGAAGGAGTAGTTCCAGGACGATGACCTGTTCTCCAAGCTGCTACGCCTCGATCAAAGACCTTCTTAAGAATCGAATATGAGATACCGGTTTTGTCTGCTTTGTTCTGAATACCCTTTTTATTTTCAGCGATCAATGGTATTCTTTCTTCTCCAAGTTGTTTAGCAATCCACTTCTTCGCTATACTATTTTTAGGATCTTGCTTCGAGAACTTTAGAATCTTTTTATAAGCTGCTGTTGTTGCTTTTTCAATATTAGATCCTTCAGAATTATCAACGATAATAAAGTTAGAACCAAAGAATGATTGGAACTTACCAAGGTTTGATTGAACCTCTTTCCACATCTCTTCAACCTTCTTATCTGTAAGGCTGCGAGCTCGTTCTCTATTTCGTTTAAGAGCAGTCTCAAGATCAGTATTAACAAAGATCATTGCTATATCATACCCGATCTTCTTTAATGCTTCTGCTTGTGTTTTAATCTTAGCATAATTTTTACCAGTACCGTCAACAACTAATCCAAGACGACCATTGATATATAGCTCTTGTTGTTTTGCTGTAAGTTCTTTTGCTCTGCCACGAAGTTTCTGGCCTTTCGGACTAAAGATATTATCAGGCGTTGGTTCAAGATCTGCCTTTTTCAGAGCAGCCTCAAATTTGTCATCTGAATTAACGATCTTAAACCCGATTGCTGCAAGACCTGTTTTACCAACCGTAAATGATTTACCAGAACCTGGTCCACCAGCGAGGAATACCGATTTAAAGATAGCAGGATCATCTACGCCTTCTTCAACATTGTCTTCGGTATCTACGATTGGGTTTTTGTCTTCGACAAACATGTCTCTAAACATTGGAATAGTTCCTTCCTTTGGAACACAGTTTGGAACCATCTTTCCATTTTTCTTTTTTAATCCAACTTGTTTATGAGTATCCCAACATGGTTCGTCATCTTCACCAAACATGTCTTTAAACTTTGTGGTGTATTTCGATGGCTTTGTTTTGGCAGTAGCATCTCCAGGCGCAGGCTTATATGCTGCTGGATTATCATCATCCATTTTTGCCTGCTTTTTAAATTGTGCTTTGCGTTTATCTTTCGTAGATTTGGATAGACCTGCATGGTACTTAACATTCTCATCAAGATATTCTTCGAGATCATTAATGAAGTACTTGGTGCCAATTACGCTTACAACATAATTTGAGTATCTTTCTGCGATCGTAAAATATGCATTTGATTTTTGGCAATATACTTTATCTCCTTTATTGAAGATCTCTCCAGCAATGTAGCTTTCACGTTTTTCTGAAACTGTTGGGAGTTGTATATGCTTTCGAAAGTTAGACATTTCCTTTAGACCCATTCTTTTACGAAGGAGATTAAACACTGATAGTTTATCACCAAAGGATTTTGGAAGACCATCAGCAAAAGCTTGGAAATCACCTGATACTGCAGCTGCTCTCATCTTTGAGGCAGACATTCCAGAAACATCGTCAGAATCGGGATCACGTTCACCAGCTGACTCAAAAGAAATATTATCAAATTCATAGAAGCCGTGACGTGCCTTTGTGCCGTTATATTTGAGAAGTAATGTTTTAAATTCTTTGATTCTATCTGAACCAATAACCATTGTTACGTCATTATAACCTTGCTTATACAACGATACTGATATATCAAATACAGTTTTAAGTTTAGCATCGAGGATAATATTGCGGGCATACTTTGGAAACATCTTACGCATGATTCCAACTTTTTCCTTGTACTGAAGAGGATCAGACTTAGGATTATTAGACTGAGATACGAAAATCTTATAGTCTCCACCACGGGCTATTTTAATTACCTGAGTAATGAGTTTCTCATGACCAATAGTCGGAGGATTAAAGCGACCAAACGTAAATGTTACGGACTTGGTTTTTTCCTCGTTGAATTGCTTAAATCCTTTAACCAGCATCAGTATCTTTCTCCTCTTTATTTTCTACATGCTCATACTTACGCTTCTTTGCCATATACGCAAGATGACCATCTGGATCAATAGGTGTTCCAGCTTGTTGTGTATAGTCTACGACTAAGAAATCTTTAAAGTTTAATATTTTTTCTGGTAATTTGTCCATAAGAGTATTTGTTTAAATTATTTTTGCCAACCTTTGATTACGTCGGGAGAGAAATTGTTTGTAGAAAATTCAAGTCTATCAACTAGTTTGACTGCACCAGAAGTAGTTTTATCGATAGCAACAAATCCTTCAGAACCTGTAACCTTAAAACCATTCTTAGTACGAACAAACGTATCTAATTGTTTGACCTTATCAAGTTTATTTATAATAAGCAACTTGGCGTCTACAATCGCATTTTGTAGTTCAAACACGTACCGAAGGTTGAGTTTGTTTTCTTTCGAAAAGAATAACATCAACTCCTGTTCTTTCTTATCTACACCTTCTTTACCTTTTGCTGATTTCCTCTTTTGCCTTTCTTTTTCGAACCTACCCTTAAACCAAGAGATAAGATCGTTAACGTGTTTTGTAGGAGAAGCTATTCTTTCTCCTTTGCGAACAAGTGTATTATTAAATGTTTCGAACTGTTGTGCAAGTTGCGGGTTTGACTCAATTTGTTTAAGAGTAGAACTTGCAATCTTTTGGAAGATCTTACCAGCTTTACTTAATGCTTCTGTCACATCTTTTGTTTCGACTGCAGATAGACTTGCTTTACCAGTGATATCTCTATATTCAGCGTCTTGATACCAAACGGTAGATTTTTTCTTAAATGATTTTAGATTGACTCCGTATGAAGCTTTCATCGAAGGAAAGTCTTTACCTTTATATGTAGTATGCCATACGACACCAAGGTTTGCCTTTGCCACTTGTTTACCTAAATCAGATTTAACAGGAACTGCATATACAATTGTGTTTGGCTGAAATGTAAAATATGCTTCGCCATCGACTGTTTCCTTCGAGACGTCGCCTTTCGTAAACATAATATCACCTTGAATCACATCTTTGATTCCGAGATCTTTTAATTCATTATACGCAATCGTCAATTTATCTGCAAGTTCTCCCGATGTATCAGCACGAACATCTGCTTCAGACTTATATACCTTTGGATCTTTATTGAATATACCTTTCTTTGCAACAAAGAATTGGCCATCGCTTGGATCGATACCAGCAAAAACTGCAGGTGCTCCGTCCCATTTGACAGTTACGTCGTAGTTCTTACTACTATTACCTGCTAACATATCTCTCATCGCTCTTAAAGCAAAGATTGCTTCTCGCGCTCCCTTTACACCACCATATATAACACGATCTTCGATGTGGGTCATGTGGGTGTTTTTTCCAGAGGTTGCCTCTGAAAGATATGTCTTAAATGATTCCATTATGGTGCTAACTTAATCTTAACGTCTTTTGGTTTAACCTTTAAATTTTTCTTTAAGAAAGTTGTCAATTGTTTAACAGCGCTTTTATATGTAGACTGCGCCTTTGAAATGAATGTGTCTTTCTGTAGTGCGCTGATTCCTCCAGAGTCGAGAGCTGCAACATAATCAAATGCCCAATTTCCCTTTCCTTTAGGAACTCCCTTATGAGAAAACTGCCATGGATTTGTATCAATTGCATATGCTTCATCGAGCTCTGATTCCTCTTCTAATGAAGCCATTAGTTTGGCAATCTTACCAAGTATGTCCTTATCTTTCTTAGAAATGTTTTTCATCTTACGCTCTTTTTCAATTTCTTTTCGAGTTCTAGCGTAATTAAGTGTTGACTCTACAATATCTCCAACACCTGATGAAGTTTTCCATACACGACCACCATTTTTTTCGCAATGGGCAAGCATCTTCTCTTTTGTTCCTGTAGCCACGACCTTTCTTTCTTTTACAACTGCGTAATGAACTGGCTTATCTGTGCCGATAGCATCTTCTCCAACTTTAATAGTCTTTTGTTCGCTCATTGTGCTTTCAATGTAAAAGTCTTTCTTATTGTAAAGTTTCTTATCTTTTCGGTAATGCACTACTGTGTTAACCTTTGTACCATCGTCGAGCGTAAGAACATTGAACTTCTTATCGTGTTTAACAACCTTGCTCTTTCGAGTAAAGCTTGTTGTTCCTCCACCTGAGGTGTCTTTAGTGGCGTACACCGCTGTCTTGCCAATGTATTTAATTGCTTCGTTAAATTCTTTAAATGTTTTCATAATAGTGTGTATATTTATATTAATAAATCTTAATAAAAAATCCGTTCTCCTCGCCGATTTTCTTTGCTCCATTAATCATCTTATTCATGATAGTAGAAATATTCTTATCGTTAGTAACAAAGAAATGCATTAGCTTTAGACCTTGTATCTTCATACAAAGATTAGCTGCAATATTCGAGTTACTCTGTGCGCTTGTGACTAAGTCATTAAACGCAGCTTTCGTTAATTTGTTTCCGTCTTGAACCTTTGTGTGGGAAGATACCTTTTTATACATGGCATAAACTTCATCAATTCGTTTTTTGTCAAATGCAGAGAATAGTTTTGGGCTTCTTCCAAAATAATTAATACTTTTAATACGCTCATCGCCAAACTCTTCCATTACACGATCAAGAACATCAACAGGAATCTTACCTAAACGACCACCAGAAGGTGTGCCATCAGAGGTGATTTCAGTCTGAGCTGTCGTATATTTATGAGGAAATCCTCTGACTTGTAGGCTAATTTGCTTTGTTGTGTCA